AAGCATCGGTCGTAGCACTATATGTCGTTAAATCTAAAAAAGATGTTTTTCCTGTCATATTTTATTTCCTTTTGTATATTTTTTAATATTATGTGGCAATGTAATCTAACGCCGTTAATGTTTGACCATCCATTTCCCATAATTCATTGGGATCATAAAGCCATAGGGGATAAAATGTACCAGAACTCATGTTGGCAACAATGACAATTTTTGGGATTATAATAGTAACATCCCCCAAACTCCAAAGCATTGTCATCACTGACACAATCAAAATTCTTTTTAGTTTAATTGTTATCGGATTATTAATAACTTGTTGCATTACAGCAACAATCAAAATTCGCTTTAATTTTATTTCACTAGTAAATTTTTGTGTCATTGAAGCTATTGCACTTATAAATATGCGTTTTAATTTTATCTCTGTTGTAAGTGTTTGAGTTAGAGCCATTGTTGCCGTTATTTTAATCCCTTGTGTTATTCTAACTATCCAAGAGGTTAGTACTTCCATATTGTCTATAATAACATTGAATAATCTGGCAGCGGTTGTTAAAACAGAGTTAAAACTATGGCTATCAGACAAGTCAGATTCTGTACCGGTAACAAGATCAAAAGTTCTCTCATCTACAATAGTGATATCAAAATCATGTTCATTAGTCATATTACCCTCTTTATGCGTTTGTCATTGAGAAAGTCATTGCAGCAGCAGCAAATACAACTGTCGTCGCAGTCTGTACCGTTTTAGTAGCTGGCAATGCTTCAAAAAAATAAATATTTCCGGCTGCTGATGCAGCATCGGCAAGAAATACATAAGTAATATCTCCCCAAGCATCTGTGCTCTCCGTAAAAGTTATATTAATATCATTTGTTAATTCTCCGTTAGCAGCAGTTGTAAAGCTAGTTTTATTATTAGTAACAGCTATTCTTGCATATGAACCACCAGAGGGTTCTGTTTCTCCTGTTCCATCAATAAGTACCGTTGATGTAGATAGACCAACATAATAGGTACCTGGTGGAGTATTGGCCGTAGCTCCCAAGTTATTGTCAAGAATTTTATTTGCAACTATATAGCAAACCGACATAGTAACCTCCTAAAAATTTATTATTTATATTATTATACAGTAGCATTTCTTCCTGTTATTAAGACAATACCTTGCGATGGTCGATACTCTGTTCCACCAAAATCAACTATACAAGGTTGCATAGTATATTTTCCACTTAACGTTTCAGTACTTGAACCAGTTAATGTTGCGGTAAAAGTATTGGGTGAAGCTAATGCAACACTACCCGTAATAGTCATGGCTGCATAATTGTTTTGTCCATAAGGACTAAATACAACCGTACAAGTTGCAGTAGTTAAATCAACTGATGAACCCGCAGAATCAACTGTTGTAAAACTTAGTATTTGGGTTGTGCCTCCGATGAAAGAAAAAGAATCCAAATCATTAATGACTACTGAAGAAAAATTATCCGACATACTGTTATTCCTCCTTTTCTTTCTTTATTGGAAGCTTACTCGTTTTTATTTTATTATCTATTTCTACCATATTAGTACGAAATTTTTGTAAAAGAGATGCAATATTTGATATAACAACATGATTATTAATACCTTTTACTTCTATTTGATTTAATAAATTAAAAGCTTCTTCTAAATCTTTTACTGATTGTTCACTTATTTTGTACATTTTTTACCTTCCATTATTTTTTATGTATAGCCTGTTAATAATCCGTCTCTAAATGTTAAGACCCTCGTTCCATACGGTGTTTGAACACTATATCCTATAGATTTTCCTGGATATCCATCATTATAAATCCCACCTGTAAAATTTGTTCCATATGATCTTATTTCTATTCTCTGGTAGCCGCCTATCGTAAAAAGCATTCCTTGGCTAGCTGTTAATTGAGGCAATCCAGTTGCAGTAATACCTAAAGTTGCACCGCTCCAACCTATTGTGCTTCCATAAATTGTTCCAGCAGAAACTTTACCTGCAGCCAAACTAGAAATTTGACTATTTATAACTTGTCCATTTAAATTTGCGGCATAAATATTTCCTGAAAAAGTACCGCTCGCAGCACTAATATCTCCTGAAAAAGTGCCTGTTGCGGCACTTAAAGATCCTGCAAAAGTGCCTGTCGCAGCACTTAAAGCACCAGAAAAAGTACCTGTGGCAGCACTTAATGACCCTTTAAAAATAACATTACCTAAACTGTCAACATAGAATTGATCTGTCCAAGAAGCACCATCTTTTCGCTGAATTTTTATTCCATTTGTAGGATCTAATAAAATTTTTGTTTTTAAATTGGTAGAAGTTAATGTAAAACTTGCGTCGGTTAATGTTGCGCCTGAACCGTCTACCTCAAATGTGCTATCTTCATTTGTAATAAGTAAATCATTTCCCGCTAATAATCTTCCGACGATTACATCGGCGACTACAGAATGAATATCCCTATAGTCATCAATAGTATTTTCATAAAAAACTTTTATATTGTCAGAAAACTCCCAGACCTTTAATATTCCTCCTATTTGTTCACAAGATAATTGATTGTATGTATTTCTAAAAATATTTTCAACATTTTTTCCGTTCTGCAATTCTTGAGTTGCAATATCAAGACATTTTTCTGCCTTGATTCCTCCTGCAAGTATTCTTACATTTTCATAAACCTCTTTATGTTCAATGATGTCAAAATTATTGTATTCAGAAATTTGAAAAACATCGATTGTTTCTTTATTTTTTACACAAACTATCAATTCTATATTAAAAATATTTTTATTTTTTTTTAAATTTAGTGTTTTTAAAAAATTAGATATTTCAACAACATTTATTTCCGACAAATTTTTTATAAAATCAATCATTTTTTCTACAAGCAACATATTGCCAGAACAAAATATTAAAGAATTGTGTATATTAAAAATCTTTTCTTTTGTTATATCTATTCTAGAAAACGATTTGCCATTAACAATTGTGAGTACACTATCCGCACCAATAAAAACCCTATTTTTATCTTGTAAAATAAGACAAGAACTCATCTATGTCCTCCTTCTTTATATTCCTTCTCATCCCAATCATCTAAGATAATTTCAGAATATACAAGATTAGTTATTGCTAATTCATTTATTTTTTCAAAAAGAATTTTTTTTGAAGGAATTTTTTTCCCTGATTTTATTCTCAATATTTTAAATCCCCTAGATTTTAAAAATTCGTCTCTTTTTCTATCTCTCTTAAATTCATGCCAATACCAAGAATCATATTCAACATCTATTTTTATATTATTGATAAAAATCAACATATCTAAATGTAGATTACTATAAGGAAAGTTTAGTGATACATTATTGTTGCCATATTCTTTTTCAACAACATCATATATAAAATCTTGTTGTGATGATGACAATGTTCCTGCTTTGAACAAATTATCCTTACATTTTTCTAGTTGTAATCCACACTGTACACCATACTTCTCCATCATCGTTTTCCTTCGTTTTGCAACAATGTTTTTAATTTCCTCGCAAGTTTTGGCAGAAGCTTTTTGTGCTATTTTTTGCTTAACCGTATCAGATTGAACAGGATATTCAAATCCATATTTTTCTAGATTTGTTTTTTTTAGTTTTTTTTTAATCTCTTCTCTTTTCATAGGGCTATCAACACCATATAAAATCATGTTTGTTTCTTTGCATTTAACGCCAATACATTTTTTACAACAGTCTTTTGGATTAATTTGTTTTTGTTTCAATTTTAAAACATCTTTATAGTTTCTAAAAAATTTTTTACCACAATAATCGCAAATAATTTCTATTTTTACATGACTGCCTTTAGGAAGCATATTTATAGGAATTGTTATTACATCATTAAATTTAACAGAATATTCAAGAGAGGTATAATATTTAACATTCCAATATCCCATTTTTATATCAACAAATTTTGTTATTATCATACTTTTAACTCCTTGAAATCACTTACAACAATGTTAGATATTTTTTCTGTAATTATTCCATAAGCCGACCCGCTTACTGTTGAAATTTGGCCAACTGCTAAATCCGAAGTCGTCCAATTATCTTTAGTAAATGCTATTATGCCATTATTCATCCATATTTGTTTAGGATCATAGGCTCCACTATCTAACATTTGTCTAACGCGTATTCCGTTTGAATCTATTAAAATATTTTGAGAACTACCGCTTACAACACTGTTTGTAGCAGTATCTAATGCTGAATCAATAAATGTACTTACCTCATCTTTATAATTAGTATTCCAGCTTCCCCATTGTTCTGAATTAAAAGATGTTGTTATACCTGAATTTATTGCTTGATCTAATAAATCAGAAAGCATGAATGAACTATCGTCTAATCTCAATCTATTTCCGAATATTAATGAAAAATCTGAAGGATCATCATAATTTAAATCCATTCCAAGTAAAACAGGATAAATATAAGTTCCTGTATTTAATTCAAGAGTAATAATGGCACCTAATGCTAGCTGATCTATGAACGTCTGGAATTCTTGAAGCATTGTAAAGTTTGCAGCTTTTACACTGAATTGATATCTAGGTTGTGCTACTTTTGCTAATACATCAACTGCTTGATCATATAATTCTTGTGCTTCTGCTTGAATTTCTACAAGAGTCATTGTGTCTGTTTGAATAAAATTATCATTCTGGTACGTGCCACCTATCGTGAATGGGGATAAAGATGTTAATTGACTTCCACTAAAATTACTATCAAAACTACAAAGAGTATTAATTGATTCTAGGCTACTTGTCGTAATTGTTATTGAACCACTAGTAGCAGTAATTAATGCTTCTTGTGAAGTTATTTCCGCATTTTTAGCTGTAATCAAGACATTAATATCTGTTAAACTTAATCCTTGTTGAATTCTAGCACTTTGTACTGTCTCAAGTGCGGATAATTCGCCCTGCAAATCAACTAAATCTGATTGCTGGGTAATTAACGTTTCATTATCATTAAGCAAATCCGTCAAAAAATTAGCATATGATGTTTGATAAGAATCAACAACATTTTCCCAGTTTTCGACGGTATTGATAAGCCCCTGGTCCATCCAAGCAGTGCTTTTGAAATAAGAGAAATCATATATAACATCTGTTCCAAGAGGGTTCACCTGATTCACGCTTAAATCACCTCCGCCGTATACACTCAGAGCAGTTATAAGTTCATCAGAAATCGTTGATATTTCAACTTCTTCTAATAGGTTGTCAAAACTCATAAAAATGTCAGTATTGGTCGTGGCACCCTCTATCGTATAAGCATTTATTGTTTGGTTGAGGTAGTCGAAGTCCACGACACACTGATAAGCTTCTGATACATCATTCATAAGGAAGGCATAAATTGACGAATCTGAAATGTCGAATGTTCTGTAAAGCGTGCATAATTCAGCGTCAATTGTTCCAATAGACCAGCTTGGCAAATATGTCAAAATAGTTTGTATCAGAGTACCGCTCGGAGAAATTGGGCTATAAAATTTATATGTACCACTAAAATTTGAAATTTTTTTAAATGTTAAATCTACTTCAATTGACTGGGCAACAACTTTCTTTAAATTTGTTATCCCGTCGTTTGTCTCTTCTACCGAAATAATCATAAAGTAGCCTATCTCATTTACAAGCACGAGCCTTTTGGAAACTAAATAGTCGTAATACTCACAATCTGTCGTGATAACATCTGAGACTTGAAAGCTATTTTCTTGGAAGGCATTCCGCTGGAATCCCAAAACTTCACTAGTAATTGGGCTCACAAAAATTTTAGACGGAGCAGTAAAAGAAATTTCACTAAGTGCATTATATCTAGGACAATACTTTTTGTCGAATGTAGTTCCGAGCGAGTATAATTGTTCCTTGTTGGGGTTGCAAAGGATGAATGTAGGTGTTTCCGCAGTTCCGAATACGTCGAAATCAACTATCATTGTGGAAACCTCCTATTTCTCGTAATTTGTTTTTATATGCCCCTATAGCCTTTTTTTCTGTAGTAAAAAGACCAAGAAAAACTCTTTTTCTATTAATCCTTATTCTTGCAGACCATTTTTTAGAATCTTTTCGATAACAAATTCCAACATGTTTGCTAGATGTATTATTCCCTTTCTTTTTTCCTACGTTAGTATCCGATAATTTTTGGCGCGTCTTATCAGATATTATTGTGCCCATATGAGACCTGCTCATTTTTATTTTGGTTTCTGGTGTATGTTTGAATCCCACACGAGATTTTCTTAATTTTTCTTTTGTTTCATCCGTGACTATATGTCCTTTATTTGCTATTCCTATTTTTTCTTTTGTTTCTTCAGAACGAGTTTTTCCCCACAAAGGACTGTCTTTTCCCTTTTTGCCCCATGCATGATGATTTTTGCCCCTGGTTGCTTCAGATATTCTATTCTTTGTCTCTTCGGTCATCGGCAGTCTATTTTTAGCTGCTTTAGATAGTTTCTCTCTTGTTTCTTTGGAATGACAAAATCCCTTAGTACTATCAACACATTTCCTGCAGATATTATATGTAAGTTTCAAGGAAACATATTTGTCTACAAAAAACTGTTCATAATAAGTCAATTCTTCAGGCTCACAATATAATAAAACCTCAAATACAAATTTGTTTCTTCCGTGTTTATTATAAGAGTTTTGTAAATGGGAATTATCGTGTTTATTGTTTTTTAAACTATTCCAATGGTGTCTCTCTCTATCTTTTATATCAATACTTTGCCCCGCATAACAAACCCTAGTTAAAATATTCCTTATTTGATATATTCCGCAATTTTTATTTACTTTATTCATTTCTATTCCTCCGTACTCCAAAGAATTAAAAAATGGGAAGAAAGGAGTCATTTCTTATCATCAGGCTTATAATTTCCCGACTATCCCATTTTTATTATTAAAAACATGATAAAATACGAATTTTATTATGTTTTATGTTAATCCTTGTATTGAACTCAGGTCGCTTTTTGCAATTCCACAGAATGTTTTCCAATTGGCTATTCCGTTTATTGTTTTTATGCTAGGTGGACTACCAACAATTTCTGCATAGCTTCTTCCGTTTCCAGAGTTGTAAAGCCATAATGCTTCATCGGTAGTTAATACCTTATCAAACTTAAACCCTCTCGACATGCGTCCAGTAAACGTATTTGGGCTACCAGTAACACGTGAACCAAATCCTAACGCTGCACCATTTACCACTGCCCCAGATGTGGCTTGTGTAGTATAAGCACCGCCGTTTATAGAAATACCAATCTCGTTGGCTGTTGCAGAATGGTACATAGTAATCATATACCATGTGGTTTGCGCAATAGAACTGTTAGCGGTTTCAACCTCTCCTACACTCCCTCCTCCATAAACAGCAAAAAGCATATTATCATTATCAGAAGAGAAATAAGATAGCATACCATTAGTGGCACTATATTTATCAATGAAGTCGTTTATTCCAGTGTTTTCATTCACATAAAGGAATGCACCGATAGTCCATTCCGTATCCCCCATACTAATATCAGCATCATCATTTATTGAGAAAAACTCTGGTATGGTTCTTTCAAAATCTCTTACCCTTCCAAGCGTTCCGTCTACCACTGAATCTACCGTGCCATTGTCCGTCATGTCATTAGAGCCATGACTATCTAAGGCGTTTCCGCTAACTTCGTTTAACGCCCACCACGTCTTTAAATCTACTATCCCTGGATTAACTTCTGCCATTTACACCCCTCCTTCAACATAATGCCAACCAGCTATATTTTTGTTAGTAGTACTTAAATATAATTGAAAAAGGTCTTTCCACCATTTTTCAAATTGTTTATTAACCTCTTCCATAGAAAAATTATTAACAGCATATTCTCTTATTTTTTTTCTATCAAGGTCAAATGATTTTTTAGTATTAACAACAAAATCATTTAGTGTATCGCATCTATAACCATTTAAACCATTTATGATTGTTTCGGGGAAGACGCCAAAATTTGTCGTAATAGCAGGGGTTCCTGCAAAACAACATTCTATGGAAGTTCCGCCGAAGGGTTCCAGATATAGTGTAGGTAGAAACAACGCCTTCGCGTTTCTAAGCAATTCGTCTCGTTGTTTATCATCCACTATTCCAATGAACTCTACATTTTTACTCTTGTAAGATATATCATTTAATGAACCCTGTCCTGCAATTTTTAATTTCATATTCAATGCGTCAGCTACTTTCATAGCAGTTGATACACCTTTTCTCTCTATAATTCTACCTAAATAACAAAGGTAATTTTCTGGTTTATCATTAAAAGTAAACAAATCCTTCTCGAAATAATTAGGAATTACTCTATCATAATATCTTCCATTAATACTCTTTCTAGGATTTTCACTGCCATACGTAAAATTTTGAATATAAGAACTTTCAAAAGCACGGAATTTAGCGTAAGAACCTCGATATCCAATCCCAAACTCTGCTTTAAGGTAAAGGTCAACATTGTCTGCAATACTCTTTTGATAACTTCCCTGCGACAATAGAAGAAAATGGTCTGGTTTTTTATTTAAATTAATGTGTTTTATAGCATTTGCATTAAACTTCTTTCTTGTTTCGCTTATTGGTTTATTTATATCGTGTCGAAAACCTCCGGCGAGATTGTAGCCCAATTCGTATCGATTGTCGCCCTGACCCCATTCTTTTCTTATATCACTTATTGTTGCACATTGAATAAAGTGTAAATTCTTATGTTCTATGTCGGTATATCCCGTCCCATAAAGGAAGACGGTGTGCCCTTTATTTAACAACATGCGAGTCAACTTATGTACTTTCTGCGTAAATGCGCAGTGACAGTACTTCTTAGTCACAGGTAAATGCACAAGTCCTAACAAGTGAAACGTAAAATTTTTATTCATATCTTTTCCTCTAGATTGCTTGCTATTAAAACTTCTTTTCTCAACTCTTCATGAGTTTTTCTATCTGTTTTAGTAATGCTACTATCATGCCATCTTTTTAAATATAATTCTTCTTTTACAATAGCGCCTTTATAGCCATCTCTAATAAGACGAATCCAAACTTCCCAATCTACACCTGACTTAAGAGACACATTAAAATTATGTTTTTCAAACACTTCTCTTTTAAACATTCCCCACGCATGTAGCTTATTATTATTTATCAATAATTCGTCCAAAGAAGGAATTTCGCTATGGATATAACCTATACGTTCTCCAAACAAATTTCCCCAACAAACTACAAAATCAACATCGTTTTTATCAAGTCTTTCAACTCCTGCCTCTAAAAACTTAGGCAGTATTTTATCGTCCGCATCCAACATTTGTATGTACTTGTTATCGTCTGCCAATGCTCTTGCAACTACTTTATTTTTATTTCTTCCGCAACCTTTAATGTTTTCATAATCACTTACAATAACATCATATTTTTTTAAAAGATTTTCAGTATTATCGGTTGACCCATCATAAGAAATATATATTTTAAAATCTTTGAAAGTTTGATTTTTAAGGCTCTCAAATAATTCGGGTAGAAATTTTGCAGAATTATAACTAGCTATACAAACTGCTACTTTACTCATTTGCAAACTCCTACTAAATAATTATCTATTATAATTATTTCAACATTAGTGAACGCTTTTTCTAAAAATTTCTTGAAAGACTGTTCGTTAAACATTGCTCTATGTTCGACTTCATCTTCTGGAGACATACAATTATTTGGAACAGAAAATATTGCTTGATCACAAAGTTTATTTGCTTCAATAATAGTTTCTAATCTATCGTCATTATCAAGATGTTCTAATAATTCTAATCCAACAATCGTATCAAATTTTTTGGTATTTATTGAAGGAATATTTCTTACTTCAGCTTTGAATCCTTGTTCGTGCATTATTTGAACAGCTACAGAAGATATGTCCAATCCTAAATATTCTCCCTTTATTTCTTTAGCCAAAATACCTACTCCACAGCCAAGTTCCAAAACAGAGCCTTTTATTTTACTTAAAACAAAATCATTT